GCTTTTTACTGAATCAGTATTGAAGTACGCAGTTATCGAATCTAATCGATAACGAAACTTCAGTTGCATCTTCAGCTCCATAGTCTAAGTCACCAAAGGTGGCATTAGTAAGGAAGCATCCCTTAAGGTCCCAAAGTTCTACAACCGTACCTACAGGATCAAGAAGCTTGAGCTGACAATCTCTCTTGTAGAAGTCAGCATATCCTGCGCGGCCTGAGACAGATTCGAAGTGTGTTCGAACCCATTCCATAACCTGCTGTGCGCCTGATGGTGCAATTGGATCGTGTAGTGTTACTGAAATCGCCTCGAACTTTGTCTTACCTGCAAGGTAACGAGTAGAGTTCATGTAAGGAATTTCTTGCTCCGCAATCGTAACTGTTGGTCGAGCAGCAGTCTTCATAAGGAAGGCATCGATGCCTTCGATAGCGAAGACCCACCGAAATTTTCTTTTCGGCTCAAACTTATTGGGTAGCATGTCTGTGACTGAAAGCGTCTCTGCCATTTTCTTATTCTCCTAAAAAGCCTTGGACGTATCTAAATATCGCCGTCATCTAGTTTTTATATCTCTGCACCTTGATTGGTCACAACAAAGTCAAGTGAGATGAACTCGACCGAACGTGTCGGTTGCAAGAATATCTTTCCTCGTATGGTGTTGTTCTCAACGTCTGCTTGAGTTGTGGTTGTTGTATCTATCTGAACTTTGAACCTATCCAGTCCTTGTTGCGCTTGAATTTGCTGAAGGATTGGATTAACTGACGCAGAGAATCGCGCAAGTGTTTCTGCTCTGTTTGGTTCGAACAGAAGGCCATTTGCAATTCTCTTTACACGACGCCTAATCTCAATGAGAAGACGTCGTACGTTAACTCGGTCAAGAGCACTTTCAGCTGCCTGAAGTGTTTTCTGACCGAAGACTACCACTCCCGGCGTATGCGGGAAGCTAGTAATTGGGTTGATGTCGGCTTCATAAAGTGCATCTAGATTCGATCTATTGAGCTTAACTTGTGACTCAATGACAGATTTAAGAGATCCTCTAGAGAAACCTGCCGGTGCGAACCATGGATGTGCAACGGCGTCGTTGAGCGCGAAGGCTCCGAGCACAGCAACTGATGGTGGGCATTGTAGATTTGTCTTTGTAACCGGATCAGTTATCACGACATCTGGATAGTAAGCAGCTGCGAATGAGCTGTCTAAGTTTCTAGACTCATGATTGTTTACCGTATAAGTTACCGAAGGAAGCTGTACATTTGAACCCGTCATAAATGCGTTTTCATTGTCCTTCTCTTCGATATCCATAATGTACATTGCGTCGAATCTATCTTCGACCGCGTCGATCGCATAGTCTGTAACTGATGCATGACGAAGACCTGGTATGGCTAAAAGCTGGATATCAACATCTGCTTTTTCTTCTATTACATCAATACCTTTTCTATAAGCAACGATTGTTGAACCAACGACACCACCTTGATTTGTCTCGTCACCGAATTCGCGACGGGCAGCAATATCTGTTAAAGCAGCCTTTTCCTTATCAAAGTGATTTAGTCCATCAAATCCGCCCTGTGCGAAGACAGTAAACTTAAGATATTTTCTGCTTGGCAAGTGATTGAAATCTTTACTTGGATCCAAGAACCTTGTGACATCTCCTGGATACACAGTTCCATCTGAGTCTGTTAAAGTTCCGTTCTTAGCAGAAGTTCTTCTGTATAGAGCAGCACCCCATCGATTAGCTAGTGGACGATCAGTAGAACCAGTTGACACCTGAATATTCTCTAAGGTGAACTTGTTATTATTGAATGCGTCACAGTCTAGAATAACTGATCCGTCTGCAGCCTTGCCACTATTGTTACCTACCGATACATTTCGCCATGTATCCTGGTGACGTGGGAAGTACTTAGTGAAAGAAGCAAGAGAAGGATCAACCCTGTTTGAGGCATTTAGATCCTTAGCATTGTTTTGAACTTCCCACTGAACGCCCCAGCAAAGTGCTGCATTAAGCTTCTTCTTAAGACCTACACCTTGAACAAGATGGTTTCTCATTGGAATAGGACGTTCCTGAAGGGCTGAGATTTCTGCTAAAGTAAGACCGACAGATCCTGAAATTGCTCCGACTACCAACTCTTCACCGCCGGCGGTTGTGCCTGCTGTTAATAAGTGGTGAGGTCCTTGGAAACCTACAGGAATTGCTTCATCAGCAATTGACCCACGCTCAACCTGTACATCAACTTCAACGCGGATGTATCGTGAAACGTTTGGATGTGATCCTTCAATACGAAGCTTTTGACGTCCCTTAGGCTGATCAAAGTCGTAATACATGTTAAGATCGCCAATAACTCGTGCAATATATCTATCAGACGATGGATCTAAGCTTAGACCTCGGAAGGCCTCAAATACGGCAGGATCTTGGTCTGTATCATAGAAGTCACGAATTAAGAGGTCGAACTTACCAAATTTTTGATTGTTGTTATTACTAGCAGCAATATTTTCAATAGTGATCTTAAAGAGATCATTAGCAGAAGCACCGTCGTCTATGGCGTGAACCCTAAACAGCTTCTTATTTCTTCCGCCAAACTTCTGTGAGATAAACCATGGGGTATGAGCTGCTCTAAAGCGATCCTCAAAGTTCTCATAGTTTGGAATTGAGGAGTTACCTGAGTTACGCCCTCTAGTTCCTGTAAGAAGTAGAACTGATTCGTTTGTATTACCAGCTGTGGCTTTTCCTGTAGCATCTGGAGTAGCTATTGAAGGATGAATATCGTAGTTGGCGTAAAGTAAGTGGCCAGCTTCTTGCATCTTTTCAGGATCAGTATTAAATACGTTATTGAAGTGATCAGCTGCTGTTGGATCTAAAGACGCAGTAACAACATTACTGTACTGTGCTGATGGAACGTGTCCGTTTAGCAACATTACAAAGGACTGTTTGCCGTTTGTTGTCTTGCATGTACCAACACTAGCACCAGCGTCTAAACTTGCCCCAACAATCCACTGGGCTGCAGTGGTTTGAGACGGAGTATTGTTAACAGCATTTGTGGATGAAAGTGCCAAGTGAACACCTGACGCTGACATTAAAACTCCGCGAAGGATTGGGAATGCTACTGAATCACTAATGGTAATTCCAGCGTCCGAAAGAACTGTTGATGACGTCTTTTGTGTCATAAACGATCCTAAGAGGAAAGTTCTTCCCAATGCCCCAGGGGTTGCGGCTGTAGTGCCTTTAGCGCCGTTGCCCCTTAGTGCGTATCTGTTATATCCTACCAGACCATTATCCCAAACCTGTTGTGCTCCAACAACGAATCCTGCGTTGTTAACACGGCCTGAGTTATTGCCTCCGGATTGGCGCTGTTTTGCGTCACCAACACCCAGAACTCTTACATAAGTTCCGGCACGAGCGTTTTTCATCCACTCGTTCATAGCAAGTGGTCCGAATTTCTTCCCGTCGGTGGCACCAAACTCAGCAACAAAGTCCTGGTAGGTGGCGAATGTTATAGGTACAAATGCTCTTCCCTTTTGGGCGGTGCCTACGACACCTGCGGGCGTACCTTGCGGTCTTAAAGTTGTAGGCCCAGAGAGATCAATCTCTCTTGAACTTACGCCTGGGCTCTTAAAAGTCAGCTCGGCCATCAGCTTATGCTCCTAACTGTGTGTCTGTCATCAGAATATACGTATCCATTACTCGAACGATACCCCGCTATTGGTTACTATAAAGTCGATTGCGATGAATTCAACCGCTCGGGTTGGGACCACAACGATGCGGCCATTCATCTTATTAGATTCGATATCTTCAGCATTGTTATTTGTGTCGTCACAAACAACCCTAAATTGTTCCACACCTGCCTGTGCTTGTACAAGCGCAAGAAGAGGTGTTACTTGATTTACGAATCTTGCCCGCGTTGATGAATTATTCTGCTCAAAGAGAAGCTTGTTGGCCACAGCAGTTACCAATCGCTTAACTTCAAGAAGAAGTCTTCTAACATTAACTCTGTCGAGTGCGGACTTGGCCATTTGAAGTGTCTTCTGATCGAATATTACAAATCCACCGGATGGGAAGACTGCAATCGGATTGATTCTAGCATCATATAGCGCGTCTCGATCACCTGCATTAAGTCTGACATCCACGTTTGCTACTGCTTCTAAAGCGCCTCGATTGAAGCCTGCAGGTGCGAACCATGGATATGCGACCTTGTCATTGAATGCCAAAGCCCCTAATGCAACTACTGATGGCGGGACTTTAACGTTCTGGCGGTTAACTGGGTCTGCCAGATAAACATCTGGGAAGTAGGTCGCCGTGTAGTTATTGTCAATTGCTCGTGACTCAAACTGTTCAGCTGATTCTCTTACGTCAACCTTTTCAGTTGAGTCATCGAAGAGACGCTTGGAGTTCTTGTCGTAATTGAGCATATCCATCAAGTAGATTGCCATGCTGTAGTCTTTTACCTTATCCATCGTGTAATCACTGATGAATGTGTCTCTCATTCCTGGAATGGCAAGGATATTAATCCGTGAAGCCATTGGGTCAGTCATGATATCTACAGCACTTCGAACTGATTTAACAACGTTATTTTTCTTTCCTGTTCCGGAAAGAGTACCGTCATTAGTTCCTGCAAGACCGAGACCGCCGCTGAATGAGTCACCTGCTTTACCACCTGTATCAGATGAAGAGGCTCTATCCTTTAAGAGGCGATTGTCTTGGTCTAAGATGTTAACTCCATCAAATCCACCGTAAAAGACTGTGCTGAATTTGTTGAAGGACTGGAATCTATTAAATACTGTTGAAGAACTGTGGATCAATGTCGCCATTGTAATTCTTCCAGATCTAATAGTGTCATGAATTGTGTAATCAGAAGCATCTGGTACACCATTTCTAATATATACTGCCTCAAGCATGTGGTCCTTGGCAGTTCCACTAACATCTGTAATATGACCAGAAGAAAGTTGATTCTGCAAGGCTACTCGTGCAAGAGTAAACTTGTTATTATTGAAGAGGTCAGCACCTGATCCTGTCACTAGAGTATCAAGTTGAGAGATTCCTTGGAACTTAGTATATGCAGCAATCAATGGATTGGCAAGAGAACTAATGTTCGTATTAAGAATTGCCTCTGAAACTGATCCTTGATCTGCAGAAGAGGATACCGGAAGTCTTTCAAACTTAACTCCCCAGTACATTCTAGAATCAACTCTTTCATTAGTTCCTACCTGACCTACAGCGAATGATGTTGCTGTTGCAATTGCACCGCGAGTACACTTAAATCGGAAAGGAAGTGGAGGAACAATTGACCCTGTTAGTCCAGAGTGTGCACCAAGAACTTGTGGTCCAAAGAGTGCCAATCGTGCAGGAGCATTACTTCCCACAGCGTTATTATAAGCGTCTGTAAGATTGCTGGTAGATGTATCAGTAAGAGTATTTGACGTCTTAAGTACTGGAACACCACGGAATCCAAATGGAAGCACCTCTTTGGGTGATCTTTGAAGTTCCACATTATCGTTCATAATGATTCTGACTCTGGACGACTTGTTCGGGTATTTACCTTGAACTACTAAGCGTCTTTCGTCATCATCAGAAGCGTCAAAATTGTAATAAACCTTTTTATCACCGATCTTACGTGCAACGTAGTTTTCATGCGATGGGTTAAGATTACACTCTGGGTAGTATTCTAGAATTTCAAGATTTAAGTCTGTGTCGTCGAATCTACGAACCTGAACATCGAAAGTTCCGTAAGGATCCTTAGGATCAGAAGATTTGCGAATATTAGCGATTGAGACCT